TTTTATAATACTGGAAGCAAGAAGCCAGGACAATCTCGTTCCAATAATTACGACCATACTGGATTAATTGGCGATAATCCAAGTTATTTGGGAAATTGTGTAAAAATGTGGAATGATTGTATTCAAGTGGACGATGGAGGAAACAGTTTGATTGGTAAACAAGATACGGATTCCTCCTATTTGTCAACTATGCGTGGAGCTCTTCCTACAGATTCTATATCTTGGAAGAATAAAGTCAATTATGGATTGACAAAAGTAATTCTAGCTCCCGGCCAGACTGAGACTTATACAATTCAAGGACCTAAAGATATGGAATTGGATGTTGCGAAGTGTTTTAGTGCTGGCGATGGATATTGGGAAAGAATTCAAAAATATTCGCGCAGCCCTCTAGTTATTGTTATGCCAGATATGTGTGATAATGGCGCAAATGATGCTGGTTTTCCTTACTTTGCTCCTGGTATAAATGTTGGAGATAATAAGTATGAAGGGAATCTGTTGTTGGAAGCAGAAGGTTACTGTAAAATTGCAATGCCTGAACAAGCAGGATTCAATTTACGAAATTCTACTGCTGGGCCAGTTCCAATGAATTTTCGAAGGCCATTGCGGGCTCGATATAATTGGAGTGCAACTGGCAGCACCTTGGAAGGTCTTGTTGTATTGAATCAACAATCTGGTTCACTTGTTGACGTGAAAACACGTGAATCTTAATAAAGCGTCTAGTAGACCCTAAAAAAATGAGAATCGTTTTGCAGTATTACCTACTAGACGCGGTTCTCAATTCTCACTTATCCTTACAATCCTTAACTGTGGCGCACCGCGTGATCCTTACACTCCGACTGTAAGGATGAACGCCACATATGGTATTTAAAGGTGTGAGATTGAAATGGAAAACTAAAATGGAATGCGACGACAAGGCATCTTCTGGATGCTCACCGTACCTCACCGAGGATACACCCCTTTTCTCCCCAAAGGATGTAGCTGGATTAGAGGACAGCTTGAACTTGGAGAGGGGGGATATCTGCACTGGCAACTCGTCGTCGCGTTCAGCAAGAAAATGGCTATACGAGGAGTTCGTAAAGTGTTCGGAGACTGGCACGCAGAACTCTCCCGTAGCCAAGAAGCTGCGAACTATGTCTGGAAAGAGGAAACCCGAGTTGCCGGTACGCAATTTGAACTCGGACAGAAACCCATTTGTCGTAACTCGAAGCCAGACTGGGAAAATGTGTGGACAGCAGCTAAACGGGGTGACTTACTATCCATCCCCGGTAACATACGAGTGGTCAGTTACCGGACCCTACGTGCAATTGGAGCTGACTATGACTCACCTAAACCAATTGTTCGAGAATGTAAAGTATTCTGGGGTCCTACTGGGACTGGCAAGTCCCGCAGAGCCTGGGAAGAGGCTGGAATGGAAGCTTACTGTAAAGATCCACGCAGCAAGTTCTGGTGTGGCTATCAAGGTCAACGAAACGTTGTCATCGATGAATTTCGAGGAGGAATTGATGTTGCCCACCTTCTTAGATGGCTCGACCGTTATCCAGTGCGAGTGGAAATCAAAGGATCCTCCTGCCCTCTTGCCGCTGAATGTTTATGGATCACCTCCAATCAAAACCCCCGTGATTGGTATCTAGAACTTGATCTCTTAACCGTTGAAGCTTTAATGCGGAGACTTAATATAACAGAGTTTACCTAATGAGAAATGTTAGAGAACGATGGGTCCCCCGAGATAATCGTTATAATGATCTTAATTGGGTTCGTGCTCGTATGCGTGCTCGTGCTCGGCGGCACATACCTTTGGCAAGAGCTAGATGGAGGCACGTGTTGGAGTCACGCAGAAATCGACATCCGGCGACAAGATTAGCTTTCAGGAGACAGTTACAAAGAGAATATATGGCTCAGAGACAGTTGAGACAGAGACGTATAGCTAGAGGGCATATGAGAAATTCTGTATTGCCCCAATTGCGACGTCGGTTTGAGGAAAGAAATATAAGGAATATGGTAAGGCGTGAGATGTCGCAGCAACGGAATCTTCAACGCCCACGATATTATTCTTTTCTTCAATAAAATGAGTGGTATTCCTCCTGAAAGATTTTATGGTGCTCGTAATCCTTCAAATACATGGAGATCTTTAGGTAGGTTTGCTTGGGAAAACCGTCATCACTTGATTAATGCGTACCAAAATTTGAGAGGAACGCAAAGTGCTCGGTCGTTGTTTTCTACCAAAAAAAGAAAAAATCAAAGTGATATGCCACCAATTAAAAGAGCGAGAGTTGCCTTGTCGGGTTCAAAAGCGCATCAAATTGCTGATGGGCAGCCATTGAATCAATGGGTGAGTACGAAAGTACGAAAAACTAAAAAATTGAAAAATAAGTCAAAAAAAAAATTGAAGGTTGGAAAAACATTTCGTAAGAAGGTAACGCAGGTAATGCAAGCCAAGAAATGTTATGGAATTCTCAGTGAAATAAGAGTTGGAAAATTGGGTCTAGATCCAATTGGGCAAAACCGACAGGCTCGTTTGGTGTTAGCAGACTGGTGCGATGGTTTAGGATTAGACGGCTGGTTTTTTACGCCGGATTATTTTATTCATCGTGCCGCTGTGATGTTTAATGGCTTTCCTAATAACAAAGTGTGGAATCCTGTGGATAATCCACCGTTTGCACCTTGGAAAGCTCAAGGTGCGATAGCAGCCGAACCCATTCTTCAAAGTTTAAAATTTACTGTACAGAATAGTTATGTTAAAATTTTGATTAAGAATAATACTCGGCGTACGTTTACGTTGCTGTTTTATAATACTGGAAGCAAGAAGCCAGGACAATCTCGTTCCAATAATTACGACCATACTGGATTAATTGGCGATAATCCAAGTTATTTGGGAAATTGT